AGTGACTCGCATGGGGTCACATGATAAATAGCTGTAATGGTTGTATATTAGCGCGTTGCAAATGTCGGCAGGCGCGGATGGGGAAACATTTGGATGAGTTTTGTTTGCATTGCTAATTTCTGATTGTTAACAATTGTGAGTGGATGGCATTATTTGTTGCCATCTGTGCATGTTGCATCACTGGCATCAGTATGCTGCTTATCGTCGGCGATGGTAGCGGGCGAATTGGCAGTAACAGACGGACGGATGGCCGCAAGGTCAGCGATGAGCTGGCGGGCGGTGGCAAGTGCCGTGAGCAGGTCGTTGGTGGTTGACAGCAGACCGGCACGTGCGGTCTCGATTGATGAGCGCACAGCGGCCAACTCGGTGAGCATGGCGTGAGCCTCACGGTTTGCCTTATCCGTATCGGTCCGGATCTTGCGGATGCGGTCGAGCTCGGCCTGCAATTTGTCTTGTGACTGTTCGCCAAGAATAGGCTGAGCCTTTTCTTCCCAGTCACGATCAATGTCGGCCTGCGACTGCTCAGCGTCATCGCCATCGCCATCATGTGAAGCAGACGCAAGATCCTCATGTGCCATGCCGTCATCCGAGTTGGTGCAATTATTGCACCTGCTGCTAAGTTCATCATCCGCCACATCGACATCAACAGGCGGCTGCTTTCGATAGACCAGCCGAGCGTTTTCAGGTGACAGGCGCGGTGCCGGTCCGACACAGCCAGGCTCAGGCAGGGAGTGGTCGAGCATCGCCCCGTCTCCGCTCATGATCCAATCGTAATTGAAAACCGGGCGAAAGACGCGATAGACGTTGAGCATGAGATTGTCTGTGAGCGACGCCTCATTGCCGTGCAGCGCACGCGACACAGTGCCGACGGCCATGCCCAGCCTGGCAGCAAATTCTTTCTTCGTTTTTACAACTCCATGCGCAAGCAGATAGGCCAGCGCAGCGTTGAGCCTCTCTTCTTTGTTCATAGCCTTGATATTTAATGATTAAAAAATATTAATATTAATGCTAATATCAACGTTAATATCATTTTTCTTGCTATCTTTGCCCTTGAAAGTAACAAAAAAGGCAAGGCGGTTGACATCAATGTCAATATTGAACAGCCTCACGGCTGGTTTTTGTGAAAGTAAGACGTTGCAAATATAAAATATTTCGCTTAATGTCAATCTTCCTTGCCATTAATATTAACATTAATTATTAATGCTATGTACAAAGACAAAGTAACACGTAACGACCTGCGCAGCATCAAGCCCGGCGAGACCGTGACCTACGAGCTGCCATCCGACGCAAAGGTGAACAGCGTGCGCAGCATGGCTGCCTACCTGGGCAAGAGCGAGGGCATAGCGCTCAGCGTGAGTGTAAAGGATGCGAAGAATGTAGTCGATGTAACCAGAATAAAGTAACGACTATGGCCACACAGACTTTACAGCTCGACCGCCAGACACGCGCCACGATTGCAGACACCATCGCCAAAGCCGTCAGGCAACAGATGGAAAGCTACGAAGAGCGGTGGGTGCTGGCCCAGGAGCTCTGCGAACTATTGCCGGCATTGTCGCCAGACTTTCTTCGTCGACACGGTGACAGTTTCCCACGCAAGCGGTTTGTCGTCGAGAATGACCACGGCACCTACCGCTCGCGCTTTATGTACCCGCTGCACCGCATTGAGCGGATGATCAGCGAGCAGCATCACGAAGACATCAACATTTAAAACCAAAAAGCTATGAAAAATTTAATAGACCTGTTCGAGAAGGACATAAAGAGTGAAGGTTTCACGAACCATGAGATTGTAATGACCAATATCATTGTTCTTGCTGCCATCGTAGTCGTACTTTTCCTCGGTTCATTGCTTTCATAATTTTGCGCTATGGAAATAACAGGAAGAATAACATTTATCCAGCCTGTCGTTACCGGCGTAGGGAAGACAGGCGAACCGTGGAAGAAGCAAACCTACGTGCTGATGACCACCGACCAGAACCCGAAATATTTTGCGTTCGAAATCATGGACGGTCGCGGTGGCAACCTTGCGCGCTACAACATTCAGATGGGCAAGGTATATACCGTTGACTTCGACATCCGTGCAGGCGAATGGCAGGGCAAGTGGTACAATCACGTGCAGGTGTGGAACGTGCGCGAAGTGACAGACCAGGCTCAGCAGCCACAACAGCAGGCCAAATGAGCAAGGCGGGAAACTACGACAGGCATGAAATAGAGCCGGTGCGCGATCCGCAGCCAGACGAAGCCAGACTGCGCAACTACGTTGAGTTTGTATTCGACGAAGACCGCATGCGCCTCGGCCGATACAACCGGGACTGGTTTCTTTCGCCGGATGGCAGCATGTATTCCACGGCCGACTACATCATCCCAAGCCAACGACTGCAGGAAGAAGACTGGCTGCTGCATCTCATGGGCAAGGAATGGTTTGACGCCAACACCTTCCTGCCTGCCTACTTCGAGGCCTGCCGGCGCGCTAAAATTAAACGTGTGACCATACTAACTCACTACTAAGCATGGATAATCAAAACCCACAGCTCCCACCACCTGAAGACATCACAGAGGAGTATTTCAACCGCTTCATATTTGACGCATCGGTTGACTACCCCGACTCTATGTATCTGTTCCAGTTCCAAGGTGTGCGCTTTTCGCCGCTCGGCGGCATCCAGGCCGTCACTGGCCAAAAGAAGAATGGCAAAACCTTCTTCCTTGAGATGCTCACGGCTACAGCGCTTGAGCCGGACTCGCCACGCGTCAGGAGCCGGTTGCAGGGTCTGACCGTCAACCCAGAAGCCATGCGCATGAAGGACCACCCGCTGAGCGTGTTCTACATCGACACCGAGCAGGAGCCGATCAACACCTCACGCTTCACAAAGGGCGTGAACTGGCTGTGCAACTACCCGTCACTCAGCAACCATCCGCGCTTCCACGTCATCCGTCTGCGCAAAATGAAAGAAGGCGTTGACGTGCCGGTTGAGCGCATGCGCATCATTGAACACTTCATCCCCATCTTCAACCCAGACATTATCATCCTCGACGGCATCCGTGACGTTGTGCATGACTTCAACGACAATGCCGAGAGCGTGGCTGTCATCAACCGCCTGATGTCGCTGGCAGAGGAACGCAACATCAGCATCTGGAGCGCCCTGCACTACAACCCGCGGCCTGGTGCCGATGACCAGAGCAAGATGCGCGGACACCTCGGCACCGAGCTGGGCAACAAGGTAACTGACACTTTCCAGTCGGCGAAGAAGAAGGACGAAGCCACTGGCCTCGTGACCTTCGTGGCAAAACAAGTTGACGCACGAGGCAAGGACGTACCAGACATCCACTACGAGGTGACCACCGAAATGGACGGCACGCTTGAAATAGCCGTGCCAAAGATCAACGAGGTCAAAGAGCTGGCCAAGTTCCTCACAGCCGACGATCTGAAGCAGCTCATCACCAAGGCAGACATCGGCTGGCCAGCCACAAAGGGTGAGGTCAAGGACAAAGCCTTCGCAGGCTACGGCGGCGACAAACGACAGGAATTCGTTGACCAGGCCATCACCGCTTCGATTATCATCCCGACCACAGAGACCGCTGATAAGAAGAACAAAAAATGGATCATAAACCCTGACGCATGAATGTAAAGAATTTTATCACCGCGAAAACGGTTTGTCCCGCTTCCCCCTATAATCCCCCACGGGATAATTTTCGGGACGAAATTTTTGTAAAATTCCTTCGCGTCACATTTGGTCCTTTCTCCACCCTGCCCGCGAGCATCACGGGCGGGGTTACGAAAGGCCGAAACTGTTGCCGCGCCACGCGCGCGCGTTTCTGCCATTAAGCATCTGATATGGCTTTAATAGGGCAGACGCCACAACAGACCGGACGAAAATGTAAACATTAACAAAGCAAAGGAAACAGCGCAATGAGAATAGACGAACAGACAGCCGCAAAGATAAAGGACGCAGCCAACGTAGTTGACGTGTTGGGAGACTTCATCGAGCTCCGCAAGAAGGGCATGAACTATCAGGCGCTTTGTCCCTTCCACAACGACCACCACCTCGGCTCGTTCGTCATCAACCCACGCACGAACACCTGGCGCTGCTTCAGTTGCGGCAAAGGCGGCAACAGCATCGACTTCCTCATGTTGCACGACCACCTCAGCTTCCCCGACGCATTGCGCTGGATCGGACGCAAGTACAGCATCACCATCCCAGGCGAGGACAGTCAGCAGTCATGGCAGCACCTGCCAAGCCACGCAAAGGTCCACAAGGCCCCGGCCAAGCTGCCGGTGATTGAGCTTCCGCTGTCATACGTCAAGGCCCGCCGTGACATCAGTCAGGACACGTTCTGCAACTGGATCAAGTCATTGCCGTGGAACAGCGCCCAGCGCGAGCGCGTCGGACGTGTGCTCAACGCCTACCTCGTAGGCCATGCCCGCAGCGGTCACACCATCTTCTGGCAGCTCGACCGTGAGGGTCACGTCAGGACCGGACACATGATGCTCTACAATCCAGACGGCCACCGCAATAAGACCATGCGAGGCAGCAACTCTTGGGTGCACTACCTTCTGCGCAATCCAGGCCACGGACGCGCCCCGTTCATTGCCGACGAAAATCATGCCGACATCGACTACCAGCTTTTCGGCATGCACCTGCTCGACCTCGTGCCTCAGGCAACGGTCAACATCGTCGAGAGTGAGAAGACCGCCCTGCTCGCGACCATCTGCTGGGGCAATCAAAAGAGCCAGTTGTGGATGGCGTGCAACGGACTGTCATGGCTGTCGAAGGAACGCCTGCAACCACTCTTCAGCGAGCACCGCAAAATCGTTCTCTACCCGGACCGCGACGGAGTGGAGAAGTGGAAGGAGAAAGCACGCGACCTTGGCTACGAACGCCTCTCCGTCAATACCACTTACATCGACCGCTTTTGGTGCAAGGAGATAGGGGAGAAGGCCGACATCGGCGACATCATCATCTACTCGCTCACGCACACCATCAACCCTGTCGAGGCGGCATCGCCTAAGCCATTCAAGCCGTCACGGTCGAACAAGGACATCGCGGCCGAAGTGCTTGCCAAGATGACCGCCCGCAATCCCAACCTCAAAGAGTTAGTCAACCGTTTACAGTTAGAACCAATCACTATATCCTATGCCAACAACTGAAGAAAAATTCAAAGTCATATCGACCAAGGTCAGCCCGCAGGCCTACCGCTCGCTGAAGAAGCTGGCCCGCAAGAAGGGGCTCACCATCTACGACATGCTGCAGATGTGCATCGACACCCTTGTGCGCTATATGTCAGACGCCCACAACCTCACCCCTGAGATGGAGCGGATGATGGCCATCTTCGAGCACCTGACCGGGTGGGACGGTGCCGCCAACCTGGCCGATCCTAATGCCGACTGGCGCGTTGAGGAAGCCACCTTCTACCTCACCGCCAAAGGTCGCAAGGGCGTGAGGGCCGTGCATGTAAGTAAGCCGTTCATGGACCGCCCGGTGCAGACAGAGAACGTGCAGGAGATACTCGAGCGCCAGCTCAACTACCTCATCCCAGAGCGCTACAAGCGCCTGCGCCTCATTGCCGCCTATGTCGGTGCCGTCAACATGACCGACCTGCTCGACCGCATGATTGACAGCTACGACATCATCGAGGCCGAGAACCAGAGCATCCGCAAGGACTTCGAGGATGCCGACCGTGCCGAAAACAATAAGCCGGTGCGCTATGGCGAGCGCACCCGTAGGGTAAAGCACCAGTCGGTCGAGAGCATGGAAGCACGCCAGCAGACCATCCACTTCTCACCCGAAGACGTTCCCGACCTGCCCGAACTCCATCACGACGATGACAAGTTCGACCCAGACACCGACGCAATAGGATATTAAGGCCATGCAGCACAGCACACTATATCAGCAACTCATCAACAGCCGCAAGTGGCGACAGCTCAGAGCCGAGAAGCTCGCAGCCAACCCGCTGTGCGAGCGCCACCTCAAGGAAGGTAAGGTTGTCGCCGCCTCGGTGGTGCATCACATCGTCGAGGTGGAGAGCGGACACAATGAAGCCGAGTGCCGAGCCCTGGCCTACAGCTGGGCCAACCTACAAAGCCTGTGCCGGGAGTGCCATGCAGCCATCCACCGCGACCGCGGCTCACACACCCGCAAGGCCCACCAGGATAGGGAGCAGCAACGACTCGAACAGTGGAAGGACCGACTGACCAAGACCATTCCTCAGCATCCGCCCGAAAAAGCCTGACCCCCGGGGTGTTTTTTTAAGGAGACCCCCCATCTTCGGAAATTCACTTGCCAAAGTTGGATTTAGCGGGGCGATTTTCCAAAATCCCGTTTTTCTGACGCACCTCGCAAGTCAAACCCGGCCAACAGCCACACCATCAGAGCCAAAGTCCCACCACTTTGCGCCATTACCACTTTAAGTCAACAAAAATTTTCAAGCCATGCCCAGACGCAATTTTATCCCAGTTCAGCTCCCGCCCATGCAGCCAGACCGCTGCATCGACTGCCCGCTGTTAGGCCTCGTGCCGAAAGGCACGGCCGGACGGCCAAAACGCTCACGCAAGACCCGCGTATGCCTCGGCACGATGAAGGCACTCACCGCGCAAGGCTCAGAGATACGCGCTTCGGCACGCGACAGCCACCATCCGCTCCACCGGCCGTGCGACAATTATTGGAAGGCATGGATGCAGTTGCCGCGGCAGCAGTTCAGCGTCTCCATTCAGGCATGGAACGAGTGCCGCATCCCCTACGAGCAGACACTGCAACTGAAGATAGACTTCTCCGACTGAACGCAAGTCGGCAAAAGTCTGCATAAGTCGGCCAAACCTTCCAAAATTATCGAAAAGTTCAACGAATATCGCGAAACCGTATAACCATACAACAATGACCAAACAGAAACTTACAAACGAGCAATGCGCTGAGTATTCTCAGCTTTTCAACACCACCAGCGGACTCATCAATACCGTTTGCGGTATTTCCAACAATGCCGCATGGAGTGCCTGCCTGGATGCCATCGACCACATCCGCAAGCATCCGCGCTACCGCCAGCAGATTGAGGGGAACACCACCCCGGCCCGTGAGTTCAACCGCTTCTTCCGCATGATGCGCAACTATGAGCGCGCCCTCATCTACCCGGCCATCAATCAGATACGCTTCTTCCACGTTGCCGACATGACACCGGAGACCCGCAAGTCATACGGTGCCGACCTCACCGACCATGACTACTACGACTTCTGGGCAGCATTCGGCTTCGAGGCATACAACGAGACCAAGCCCTTCTTCACGTCGCTGGTCAATAAGATACGCCTGGCCTATCTCAACCACGGCTATCAGGATGCCGACATCATGGGCTGGGCCGTGGCCGCGCAGTGCGCCCTCGACATCAGCCACGACATCTGGGAAGCAGCCATCGACCAGTGCGGCGACCTTGCGTGGAAGCTCAACCATCTCAGCACAAAGGACAAGGCGTGGCGGCAAACCTACGCCCCGTTCGACCTCAAGCAGCATGCCGACTTTTGGGAGCGGTGCGTCGATTGCCTCAATCCGAGTGCCAACTTCCTGCCAACCGAAACAGAGAATAAGAACATCAAAGCCGGCTACATACAGTACCGCGACAAACTCACCGACGAAAACGTACTCTTCGGTTCACGCATCAAGACAGCCGAGCAGTTTGCCGAGATATTCCGAACCAACGGAGAAATGAAGAAAGCCATGCGCAAGTTTGCCGAGGCACGCGCAGCCATCGCGGCAGAAAAATAAACGACTATGAAAGAAAAAACCGTCCACTCCTACGAACTCGAGCTCAAGCGCATGATCCGCGAGCGCACAGGCCGCAAGGCCGAGACCTGGCTCAACCCGCAGATCCATGCCACCGCCAGCAACATGGCCATGCTCGACAAAATCTTTAACGAGATACAGGCCACCGACCTCACCTCCATCGTCACCGGTTCCATGTCACAGCAGAAGACCGAGGTCACGCCCCTGCTGCCATACTACGACAAAATCAACCGCACCCTGCTCGACCAGCTGCAGGCGCTCGGACTCAACTATAACATCACACCGCGCAAGGTCACGGAGAACACCAAGCAGGGCGGCAGCGACCAGGACACCCTGCTGCAGGCGCTCAACGACGCGCGCAACCTTTAACACCGCATCCTTATGATCACAACCACCGCAACACTCCACTGGCACGCCTATCCCGAGCAGCCAGTCATCCCAGAGGGACAGTCCTACGTTGACATCCTCTACCGCTCATCACCGGCATCCGACCGCATGGCCGTACTGCGCGTCACACCATCCATCGTCGCAAACAGCAAGGCCTGGCAGACAGCAGCCGCCATCTACTCCATCGACAACTACATTTACCTCAGCGACATCACTAAAACAACAAAACTATGAGAGGCGTAAAAGACAACCAGCGCCGCGGCTGCATCTACATGGAATATCACAACCGCGGACGCAACCGGGGCGGCACCCACGACAATCATGCCGGATGGCACCGCGTGCGCGGTGTCGGAATGACACGCAACTACCTTTATCGGTGGGTGGCCGAAATCTCCTACCACGGCAAGCGCTACCGCTGTCGCTCTGCCACTACGACCGCGTACACGCATGGCTTGATGATATGAAGCAGAAGTTCAACAACCCCGCATATACACCAGCAACCGAGCAGATCAATAAGGCACGGCCAAGCAGCGACCGTCACATAAACAACAAACAATAAAGTATGAATATAGCTTTGCTTGATGTCGATGGACATCACTATCCCAATTTGGCTCTGATGAAGATTTCCAGATGGCATAAGTCTCATGGCGATCATGTAGAGTTCTATGACTCTATGTTTGGTTGTTATGACAAACTTTACATGGCAAAAGTGTTTACTCATACTCCAGATTATGTTTTTTCGATTGCTAATGCTAAAGAAATTGTTCGGGGAGGTACCGGATATGATGTCAACTCTCGTCTTCCTTACGAGATTGACCATACGCAGCCGGATTATTCTTTGTATGGGAAGATGATAGACAAGCATACAGCCTATGGTTTCTTGACTCGTGGTTGTATAAATAAATGTCCGTGGTGTGTTGTTCCAAAGAAGGAAGGAACCATAAAACCTTATATGGATGTTGACGATATAGCCATTGAAGGCCGAAACAAATTGATATTGATGGATAACAATGTGTTGGCTTGTGATTATGGGTTGGAACAAATTGACAAGATTGCATATCGTGGCTATATGGTGGATTTTAATCAGGCTATGGACGCACGTCTTGTTACGGACGAAGTTGCTCGTTTAATTGCTCGTGTACGTTGGCATCCTTTTATTCGTTTTGGCTGTGATACGCATTCACAAATAGAGGCTTGTGCTACTGCTATAGAAAGAATAGACCGCTATTCAGGACGGCATCGCCAGTATCTTCTATACACAATGATTTATGGGAATATCCTCGAATGTTATGAACGCATAAGCTATTGGAGGCAACCGAAATACGTTAGTTACGTCCGTTGTCAATCGCAGCCGATGCTTAATTTTACAAAAGTGCATCAGGATATACCGCAATGGGAACGCGATATGGCGAGGTGGAGCAACAGAAGAATGTTGTTTGCATCCACAGATTTTAAACAATATATTCCACGAAAGGATTTCAAATGTGAACAATATTTTAAATAATAATATAACATATACAGACTTATGACAGACGAACAGAAAGTGTACATCCGTGGCGTAAAGGGCCGGGGAATTGATGTGATTGCAGCTTTAGATAGGCTGGGAGGAAAGACTGACCGGTTAGGGTCCATCCGTCTCTGTGCGCTTGGTAATATTCCCTTCAATGTGTTTATTATCGGACACGATGGGGAAATCGCATATATGGACTCTGAGGGAGAAACCTTTGAAATTATCAAAGACAACTACCGTGAGATTAAGCTGCCTGAGCAGTGGAAGGACGGAGATGTCCTCGCCACCGATGATGGGGTATTAATGGTTTTCAGAGGGAGTATTGAAACTGACCCAGAAAGAGCCACTATTGACGCTTATTGCGCTGTTAGCGAGCATCAGATATGTCTGTCTGCCAACCTTAAACATATAGGCTGTCTGCGCCTTGCCACACCTTCGGAGATCGAGCGCTTCCACGAGCTCATGCACAAGTACGGCAAGGATTGGGACGCTGAGAAGAAGCAGGTTGTGGATTGGCAGCAGTGGAAGCCGAATGTTGGCGACAATTATTGGTATATATCTGCGAAGGGGCGTATAGTAATGTACGAATGGAACAACTCTCCTGCTGATGAGATAGGTTTGGCATTCGGCAACTGTTTTCCATCAAGAGAGGAAGCCGAAGCGGCCCTTGAGCGTGTGAAGAAAGCACTGAAAGGAGAATGACTATGAACGAAGAAACAAGAAAATACATCGAGAACCTCCGGAAGAAGTTCGAGAGTGAGTGCAACGGTCCGGGCGACCTCAAGCGCAGACAAGAGTTGCTGGCCAATACCAGGCGTGCCACCACGATCTGCAACAAAGAATTCACAAAAACAGAGACGGAGTATGCCGCCTTTGAGGTCGGCAGCTCGTTTGATTTCGGCTTCTATATTGGCGCACGCTGGGCCGATGAGCATCCAAAGTCGCAGTGGATAAGCGTAAAAGACAGACTGCCACAATATGAACATTCAGTGATGATTGCTTTGGCTGATGGAACGTATTCTACTGGTTACCTAATTCATGACATAATTGATGACGAAAGATATTGGGACGTTGATTGTTGTGAAAGTTCCGCAGAAGTCAATGACAATGATTATTGGATGCCAATCCCAGAACTAAACAAAAGTGAGAACCAATGAAAATAAAATCAACAAAGCTATGAACACGAAAAGCAAACATTACACCCTCTTGGACATCATGAACCACGTGCCCAGCCGCGAAGTCATCAACGAGATAGAGAAGACCTGGCTGCTGTCGAGACACAACATCAGCGTGTATCGCTACCGCATGGATAACGGGGAGGTGGAGATGTGCATCTACAACTTGACCCACGACGGCAATGATCCAAGGGACAACGACCGCCTGCTTGACTTCGCCGCCTGCTACTATTTGGCAGGCGTCTATACCAATGAGGAATGGGAGCGCTACTTCCTTCCCGCCATCAACAAGATGATTGCCGACAACGACAGCTTCGTGCGCTGGCTCCCAGGCTATGTCATACAGCAGAAGGAGACAGGCACAAAGGCCATCGTCGAGTTTGACTACGCCTATGCCTTCGGCGGTCGCAACTTCACCGACCTCTCCATCTACAACCTCGACAAAGAAGGCAACATCACCTGCGGATGGGCATGGGCCAGCTACAGCAACTACAAGCTCATCGACACCGAGCATCAGCAGCAGAACATCAAGCGCATCCACGACTACAATGTAAGCAACGGCTGCCGCCCGCCTTATGGCCTGAGCCGCGAACTGTCTCAAAGTTTTTACGGTACGGACGAAAGCCCCATGCCACGATTTAACCCGCATTATTACGAATAATTAAATTACAACAGCTATGACACGAGACCAACAAATCGTCGAGGCATCACTTCGCCTCCCTTATCTCAAAAATCAGGACCAGCAGCTATGCTTCCAGCAGGGTGCCGTCTGGGCCGACCACAACCCCGCATGGCAGGGTGAGACCATCTACCACGTCACCGTCAGCGGCCACGCCAGCAACAATAAAGGCAAGTGGATAGACAACGAGGTACGCACCGAGTTCAACAACATCATCATCAGCGAGCCCAACATCCGCCAGCTGCGCCACACACTCGAACTCATTGTCAGCAAGGCCGGCCAGCTCTTCCCACGATCCACCTACCTGCAGATGCGTGACATCCGCCTCGGTGCCGACAATCGCGAACTGAGCATCAACATCTACACCCGCAAGAGCAGTGACTACGCCGACATCGTCGTCATCCTGTCTCCCGTCAACGCAAAATTAGAATACCTGCTATGAGAGAGAAAATAGATTGTGTTCTACGCCACCGACGACTGACCAATGTTAATGAGTTTATAATTTTTGTTTCATTTTAAATCGTATTGAGGTTTTAGTTTGTAAGTATCTTCATGTAACCGCGGCAGCCGTGAGGCCCCCGCGGTTTTTTTGTTCCCACGACAAACAAAAGAAAACCCCCGACCGCATTACTCCCCATCAATAGATAAAACTCAACAATTATGGATAACTTCTTCACACGCCGCGGCCTGTTCCGACGTGAGGCGGATGACAAACCCACACCGGGCATCCCATCCTCCACCCAAGACACAGGACCGCAGCCAAAAGCAGGCGACTACTCCGCTCACGCCATCCACCCCGGTGGCCGTTCGTCGCTCATCGTGCCAGCCTGGTACCGCGGCGTATCCCTCATCATGCAGACGATGGGGCAGATGGTCGTGCAGTATCAGCGTAAGAACCGCGTAGGCGGCAACTTCGTCGAGGACCGCTACGGCAGCATGCGCACGCTCAACTACCTGCTCCAGGTATCGCCCAACCCATTGATGACCGGTTCGCAGATGCTCGAACAGATAGAATACCACAAGATCTTCTTCGGCAACGCCTACGTCTATATCGACACCGACCCGCTCACCGCAGATGTCGCAGGCTTCTACCTCGCCACATCAGGTTCCTACATCCCCAGCACCGATCAGTATCAGCTCAACATTCAGCGCCCCGGCCGTCTTGAGACCATCATTGTCCCGTCCGACCGTGTACTCCACTTCCGCAACGTCTTCACCACCGAGAACCACCTGCTCGGCCTGTCCACGCTCGCCTTCGCCATGAAGACCCTCTCCATCGCGGCCACATCCGATGAGCAGACGCTGAAGGACATGGCCAAAGGCGGTAAGTACAAGCTGCTCGTGCAGGAAAACAAACCCGCACAGGGCGTAGGCCTCACGGCGCTCGGACGGGCACAGAAGTCAGAACTTGAGAAAGCCACCCAGCAGCTGTCGCAGGACTGGATGAACCACGACGCAGCCACCCTCACCAACGTGGCCGACGTGAAGATCATCTCACAGACCGCCACCGAACTGCGCACCCTTGAGAACCGCGGCTTCGAGGTCAGCGACATCGCACGCATCCTCGGCGTGCCAACCATCATGCTCATGCACGACAGCGGCAGCAACTACAAGACCCCTGAGGCAGCCACCCAGGAGTTCCTGCTGCGCACCATACAGCCCCGCATCCGTGAGATGGAAGACGAACTCAACCGCAAACTGCTCGGCCCCGACGACTTCGGCTTCCGCCGCATTCACGTCTGCGAGCAGAACCTGCGGCGCCTCGACCCGCAGCAGCAGGCCAACCTCGACAAACTCCATCTTGAGACCGGTGCCATGTGCGTCAATGAGATACGCCAGCAGTACGACCTGCCCGAAGTGCCCGACGGCGACATCTTCTACGTCTCCACCAACCTTGCCGTCATCGGATCCGACAAACTAAAGGCTCCGTCCAACGGCACCGTCGCCCCGTCCACCAAGGAAGAAGAAAAGAAAGGAGGCACCCGATGAAGTACCTCACCCTTGACTACATCCACCAGCACTCGCGCATCGACTTCGACATAGACGACCAGCTGCTCACTCTCTACGCAGACGCAGCCGAGGAAACCGTGCTGAACATCCTCGACCGCAGCTACGACGACCTGCTGCAGCACTTCGGCCACGATGAGCAGGTCACCGACTCCGAGACCGGCAACACCACCACCGTGCGCCGCCCGCCAGCGCCCGTCGTCCAGGCCACCCTCATGCTCGTTGACCACAGCTACACGCAGCGCAGCCCCGCGTCGGTGCAGAACCTCTACACCGTACCCTACACCTTCGACATGCTCATCCGACCATACATGCAACTATGACAACAGGCTATTCAAGCGGCCTCAGGCGCGACCGCATCACCATTCTCAACCGCGCCCAGGAAACCGTCGGCCGCTTCGGCATCGACTCCGACGGCGTGCAGTGGCAGACCGGGCCTACCGTCTGGGCATCCGTCACATGGACCAAGGGCATGCGCGCACTCAACCAGGGCGCTATCGACTGCTACGGCATCGTCATGGTCAGGCTCAACTACACAACGGCCATCAGCGCCCGCTCACGCATCATCTACGACGGCGACACCTACCGCGTCCTGCCAGAGACCTTCCATGCCGACCGGCAGCAGAACACCATCCAGTTCAACGCACAGCTCATCATCGACGACGACTGACCGCGCGAAAAGAAAACCCCTGCCCGCATATCTCCCACAAGTAGAAAGCAATAAAAAACACCATTATGACAAAAAACACCAAGCCCATCAAGCGCGAAATACGCATCCTGCCCTTCGCCAACCTCGCCATACGCGAGCTGCAGCGCGAAGATGGCACCACGTCGGATGAGGAAAGCCGCACCATCACCGGCACGGCCATCGTCTTCAACCAGCCATCAAAGGTCATGGACGAAGACTACCGCCCCTTCGTTGAGGTCATTGCCCCGTCGGCCGTCACTGCCGAATTCCTCAAGACCCAGGACATCAAGCTCAACCTTCTGCACGACCGCGACGCCACCATAGGCCGTTGGATCAAGGGCGAAGGCAACCTGAAGCTCATCCTCACCGCCAAGTCGCTCGACTTCGAGATAGACATCCCCAAGTGCGACATCGGCGACCGCTGCCTGGCCCTCGTGCGTGCCGGCGTCTATACCGGATGCTCCTTCGAGTTCTACGCCAAGGACTACACCATCGAGGAAGTGCAGGATCAGAACGGCGACACCCTCACCCGCATCACCCTCACCGCCTTCGAGTCGCTGCAGGCCATCACCATCGCCATGGACCCCGCCTATGCACAGACCGCTGTCAACGCCCGCGAGCTCTCCGAGCACACACCCCAGGCCATCGCCCGCCGCGAGCAGGCCGAGAAGCTACGCCGTCGTGAGGCAGAGGCTGCAGCCGCCCGCATCCGCATGCGCAACCGCCAGATGGCAGCCATCGCCTAAGCGGCCACGCACAACACCAACATCAACAACACCATTAACAACAACAATAATTATTCTTATCACATGAAGACAATCAAAGAACTTCAGGCCGCACGTGCGCAGAAGCGCGAGGCTGTGGCCGACATCGAGAACAAGCTCAACAGTTTTGACGAGATCCTGCTCAGCCGTGAGCTCAACGACGACGAAAAGAAGCAGCAGCGCGAGTGCCAGACCAAGCTCGGCAAGGCACAGCGCGAGTACGCAGCCGCCTGCCGTGACCTCACCGACGCCATCAACGACGCACAGGCCAAGGGTCTGCAGCGTGAGCCACAGCGCAACGCCAACGTCATCCTTCGCGAATACCTCAAGGGCGTGCGCGAGGGCAAGCAGAGCCGTGAAATCGTGCTCAACGGCACAGCCGGCGACACCACCGGTGTCATTGCCGACGGTGGAGCCGTCAACCTCACCATCCACGACATCATCCCGACGCTCAACTCCGGTCTCAACCTCCCCGAGGGCATGACCATCGTCACTGGTGTCACCGGCAACGAGGTATGGCCCGTCAGCGCCGACGACGTGAAGATGACCGAGGCTGGCGAGGTAGAGGCACTGGCCAACCAGGTGCTCAACTTCGATAAGATCACCGTCACCCCGCGCCGCGTCGGTCTGCGTGTCCGCATCAGCAACACCGCCATCGACAACGCTGCCTTCGACCTGCTCGCCTTCGTGCAGCAGAAGGCTACCCTCGCCCTGCGCAAGTACATCGCCGAGAAACTCTACTCGCAGGCCGACTGGGACGGCAACAAGGGTCCTTTCTCAGGTCTTACCCCTGCCGGCACCATCACCCTCGACGCTACCGCCTACAAGAATATTCTCGAGGCCGTGGCCACCTTCGTCGATGCAGGCTACGATCCGCAGAACATCTGCCTCGTTGTCGATGCAGCCACTGAGGCCGACCTTAAGGCTACGCCTAAGGCTGCCGGTCAGGGCGGCTTCATCATCGAGGATGGCAAGCTCGCCGGTTACAACTACGTCGTCACACCTTACATCAACACCACCCTCGACTCCGACAAGAAGAGTCTCAAGGCCACTACCGATAAGTTCATCGGTATCGGCCTGTTCAACTACGAGGTTATCGAGCAGCATGGCCAGGTGCGCATGACGGTTGACTCCACCTCTGAGGCTGTCGCAGCTTCCAACGTCACCTCAGTGGTCATCAACATGGAAATGTCGTTCACCAACATCTCTGCAAAGAACCGCAAGCAGGGCAAGAAAGACGCCATCATGTCGGCCTTCTCCCTCTACAAGGTCGCACAGCCCGCTGCCGCTGCCGGCGCATAACGGCCAGCCCATTCGGACCATAGGTCTCTTCATAGCTCGGGCGCGGCAGGCAGTCGCCTGAACCCCGGCCAGCCACCGCGCCCTTTTCCCTACATCGTTACAACAATACACTCATCATGAGCCTACAGACAGACAGCGCCTTCATCGCAGCCATCAACAGCAGCAAAGAGCTGACAAAGAAAATCGGCTCCCGCATCTACTCCACGTTCATCGCCGAGCCGAAACAAGGACAGATCAACCGCAACATCCCCTACATCCTCGTCACCTTCGACGGTGCCGTCAACACCGCCGACTACAAGGACCTCGACGACCATGAGGGACCCGAGGACACCGTCACCGTCACCCTTGAGCTCACAGCGCAGACCCGACAGCAGCTGGCCGACATCGCCACGCTCACGCGCCGCGTCATCCGCCAATACTTCAACCGCCACGACGATGATCCTGAGACACCATCCGACTATTCCCTGCAGGCCTCGGCTGTCAGCTACGACAAGGACGCGCCATGCTACTGGCAGACGCTCACCTATGAGTGTATAACACAAGCTAACAACGACTAAATATTAAAACAATATCAACATGGTAAAAATCAAAGGTCAGAATTTCCGCGTCACTTATGGCGGCAAATACATTGCCTTCTCCACCAGCTGCGCGCTGCACATCAGTCTCAACCTTGAGGACAGTTCCACCAAGGACTCTACCGGCGACTGGCAGGAGCAGGAAGTCACCAGCAAGTCGTGGGACGGCTCCGTCGATGCCCTCTATGGCGTAGATGATCCCCCCGACAACACCGGCAAGCAGATGGACGACATCATCGCCGACATCCTCGCAGGTCAGCCCGTTGACATCGAGTTCGTCTGCACTCAAGGCACAAAGAACCGCGTCATCAAGGCCGGCAAGAAATACACCGGCAAGGCCATCTTCAACGACTTCTCACTCAAGGCAGAGAACAAGCAGAACGTCACGCACACCATCCAGTTCCAGGGCACCGGCGAGCTCAAGCAGGTCACCGCCACCGCAGGCACCGACACCGCTGCAGCATCGTCCGGCTCAGGCAAGTAACAGGTTCTCTCATTATATATATTTTCCAAAGCGTTGCCGCCCGGTCCAGTGCCAGTGCCAGTTGCCAAAAAACGTTTACGCCTATAGTGCCAAGTGCCGAGTGCCAAGTGCCCGAGGCGGCCGCTTTTTTTCTGCTGCGCTACAAACAACGCAGCTAAAACCCCCAAGCTATGATAACATCAACCATTAAAATCGGCGGAAAGGAATACGGCGTGGCCGGCAGCTACGGCGTAGAGGTCGCCTTCCAGGAGCTGGCCAACGTCAGCATCGGTGAAGTGAAATGGACCGACAAATCACTCCCGCCAAAATATATTGTTGACCTCATCGTGGCCGCGTCCTTTGCTTACTACAACGGCAAAAAGCAGGAGCCAAAGCTCACGCAGGACGACGTCATGAACGAGGCACGGCCAAAAGAGCTGGTTGCGGCCGTAGAGACCATCTTCCGCATCTATTCCCAGTGGTCAGCCACACCCGAGGGCGACAAGGAAGAAGAAACAGAGGCATCCGGGCAGGATGCACAGGAAGGAGACCAAGACCAAAAAAAATAAGCTCCGTCTATGACATATACCAGCTCGTCGTAGGCGAAATAGGCATCCCGTCGCGCCAGTTCCTCTACGAACTGCGCCTGTGGGAAATCAAGCGCATCATCCGAGGCTACCGCGTCCGTCAGCGCACCTCGTGGGAGCAAATCCGATGGCAGACCTTCTGGTTGCTCCACAACGGCATGCTCGACTGCCAGAAGGCAGGCATCACAACTCCCGCCGACCTCATCCGCTTCCCCTGGGACCAGCCCGAACCGGCCACCGAAACCGACCAGGACGACACCCCAACACCCGAGGACATCGAGGCCATGCGCAAGGAACTGCAGCAGCTCAACGCAAAATGTCGCAACAATCCCGGCCACAACACCAACACCCCACCATCTCCTTTACCGTGACCAGTTGCGGCACAGCCGCGCCCGCTTCCATTCCATCCGGGCGTGGCGCATTTTTTCTTCTTCTTCATGGTTTCAGCCGCGTCCCACTGCCCAGGGCCGCGGCTGTTTTTTATGCCCATGCCGTACACTAACAAAGGTTAAAGCGTTAATATTAACATAAATGTCAATTCTCCGCTTTAATTAATCCTAAAATAAAGGAAATATCAACGTTAATATCAATTCTAATGCTTACATTTGCACTGTAAATAGCAAACATGTTGACATGAACATCAAGCATGAAGGATGAGGACAGCGCAGCGCAAGACTTAAACAATATTAAATCTTCCGCCGAAAAGATACAACTTCCAGAAACAAAGCCTATCTTTGCCGCTGTCTAAATACAAACTGCACATAAGCTTCCGCCCAAGGTACCAGGCGGCACTCTTGTGTCAACATCTTAATTGGAATATTCACATTCCGCACCGCGTGGGGTATGGGAAACCACCCTAAAGGCAAGTTTGTAGCCTTGACAACGCGTAGTGCGGATTTATTGTGTCAAAATTACAAACAAAATGGAAACAAACAACAAACACGTAGCAGCCATTTCTGAACTTTGCGAATGGCTTCACACCGACTGGCAGACAACCATCACCGACGTCGCGCAGGATGCGCTCTATTGCATGACGCTCATCGACCAGCTCCACCGCCATCATCCAAAAGGTGTCGATATTGAAGGGCTTGTGCAGCTATCCGACATGGCCGACACGCTCAACGTCATCATCCAGTACCTTCAACCCATCTACGAGAACATGCCAAAGTCTAACCCTCAAACCATCGAGCCATGAAAACAGATAATCCAACCTTCCCGATGGGCAACGCTCCCATCATTGAGACCTTCACAAACTCCGACTTCGGGCAAGTGCGAGCTGTCGAAATAGACGGAGAAGCATGGCTTGTAGGAAAAGACGTGGCAACCATCCTCGGTTACAGCGTCCCACGCAAAGCCATTATCGACCATGTAGATATTGAGGACAAAAGGGGGTTCCAAATTGGAACACCCTCGGGGAAGCAGCACATGATTGTTATCAACGAGTCAGGCCTATACTCGCTCGTCATGAGCAGCCGCCTGCCCGGTGCGCGCAAGTTCAAGCGGTGGGTCACGTCAGAGGTGCTCCCGGCCATCCGTCGCTACGGAGCCTACACCACGTCCGTGCCCCACAGCATGGCCGAGGCGCTTCGCCTCGCGGCCGACCAAGCCGAACGCATCGAGCAGCAGCAACGGCTCATCACTTGTCAGCAGCAGCAGGTGCAAGATCTTCAGCAAACCGTCACCGAGATGAAACCAAAGGCCGATTATTGCGACTTGATCCTGTCGTCTACCTCGGCAGTCACCATCACGCAGATTGCCGCCGACTACAACATGTCGGCAAAGGCCATGAACCAGCTCCTGCACGATCTTGGCATCCAATGGAAAGTCAACGACCAGTGGGTACTGTTCACGAAGTACATGAACCAAGGCTACACGCGCAGCAGCACCTTCGACTTCACAAAGAGCGACGGCCAGCATCGCACAAAGATCTCAACCCTGTGGACGCAGCGCGGCCGCCTGTTCCTCTACAACAAACTCAAGGCCGCAGGCTACCTGCCGCTCATGGAGCAACGATAATTAGATAGTTCCTTATTTTCAAGCCGGAAGGGCATACGCTCTTCCGGTTTTTTTGTGCCTTAATAGTTTACCCTTACCCCCATATTGTCGAAAGGTAAAAGAACCGCAACTATGACAGCATACAAAGGCCGCAATCTCATCATATCCGACACCAACGGCGCACTTGCCGCAAGCAAGAGCTGCACCGTCAACGTGCAGGCGAAGACCATCGAGACTGCCAGTCCAACGCAGGGCCGGTGGACCAACTACATCTTCGGCCTGATATCGTGGAGCCTCTCGACCACCCACCTTGTAAAGGCACCTGCCGACCCCGCCACCGGTCATCCTCTGCGCGACCTCGCGCTGCGCGTTGGCCAGTCATACGACCTCACCGTCTCCGTCGACGGCTTCACGGCCGACACCCTTCACGGCAGCGCCCTGTGCACATCCTTCAAAGTGACCGCCACACGCGGCAACCTCATACAGTGCAGCCTCGAGTTCAAAGGCAACGGCCCACTGCAGTAAAATCCAACAGCCATGACCTGGAGCAAACGATATATCATCCCATTCGTCACCATCGACGGCCAGCACCTGACAGTCAACATCTGGCAGGCGGACTACGGCGGCAGCGCCAAGCAGCTCACGCCGGCAGCCGAGCCGTTCACCACCAGCGAGGGTACGTCAACCGACCTCTACACCCCGGTGCGCACGCAGTCAGGCTACATCCGCTTCATCGTCGAGGATGCCGCCACCGATATTGCAGCCTCATTGCTGTCGGCCAGCGCCACGGCTCACCCCGTGACCCTCACCTCTGCAGACGGCACCATCCTTTGGGCCGGCTTCCTAAAGGGTGCGCAATACACCCAGCCCTGGCAGGCCTACCCCTATCAGCAGGAGCTGCCCGTGTGCTCAGTCATGAGTACGATGGATGGCGTCAACTTCACACAGGACAACGGCTTCACATCCATTCAGTCGCTCACGGCCCTCATCAGCACCTACCTGCCCTTCGACCTCACCACCATCACCCCGTCGGTCATCGATGCCACCCTGCAGGTGCCCAACACAAACTGGCAGACCTTCCTCACCGAGCAGGAGCGCAAGGATAAGAACACCACCGCCATCTACAGCGTCGCATCCATCAAGGCGGTAATGGAAGATTTCTGCCGCTACTTCGGTGTGTCGCTCCATGAGAACGGCACCGCCCTCGTTTTCTATGCCCACGATGCCCAGTACACCGGTGCCACCGCTCACGATCTTACCGCCCAGCAAATCCGCTCGGCCAGCAACTCCGCCGGCTACACCACCGCCTATCGCTACGTCAAGGGCACCTTCAGCGCCAATGGCGACAAGGCCGGCGGCAGCCCCATTGAGCTCCCCTCGAAATTCTCCGATGCCTTCGCGATCGACAAGGCATTCAAGTCATATGTCATATATAAGGGCAACGCCGACTTCCATCCCTACGTCGATGGCGCTGAAGGAACTATTACCGTCAAGAATGTCCAGCTGACCGAAGACGCTGTTAAAGTTCTTAAAGGTAAGGGATATGATTTTTCTGATGCCGAAGTAATAGAATTCCCGCAAGGCAATACTTTCGGTCAGATCGTAAGTTGCGCAAAGACCAACATCGACGCCAGTGGCGACGAAAACATGTCTGACAACAACATGCGATACTGGCCGATAGACAAGGCGCTGAAGATTAACGGATATACAACCTCATGGAAAGACTCTATACTTTTCCGCTTCACTAAAGGCTGCGAAAAGTGCACGGCCTTCACCATGCGCTCATCCCATCCGGTATATATCGCGTCAGGTATCGACAGCGTGTTCAATCTCAATTTCTCTGTTGAGAATGACATGCCGAATAACAAGATCAACCCATCTTTGACGATCAGCGGCATTTTTGGCGCTGGTGTCATCTCAGGGAGTGATCCTTATATACGCTGCATCTATGCCAAAATCAAGCTCGGCAAATACTATCTCAAGTCAACACTGCAGAAGCCTGCATACGGATCTAAAAAATACATATCACAAAACAGATATATGTATTATGAGTGGTCGGATACCGAGCAAGAGTGCTGCCTGTGGCTGCGCAACAACAAGCTGCAGTTCTTCAATGGTATCGTTGACCCACTTACCGGCACCAGCATGGACTACACGCAGCTCACATCCAACAACGCCAGCTTCACAAGTCTCAAGGGTATAAATATTTCGGTGCCTGCGGATATAAGGGGCTCTTATGTTGATTTCTCCATTGAGATCATGGCCGAGGTATATAGCGACCTGCAGTTCATGTTCTTAGTGAAGGAACCGTTCGGCACAATCTTTAAAGCTAATATCTCTTACAACTATGTTCAGTTCTTTCTGCAGGACCTTACGGTTAAGTTCCTATATCCCGCCTCTACCACCGACCAGGTGACCGGCGGCTACGGATCCAACACCTACCTCGCATCCAACAGCAACAACCAGCCAGACGGTACCGAATTCTCCGTACCCATCACCACCCGGAGAGGCTCGCAGGTGGGCGCAGGCGTGGCCATGGACGCTGACCACAACTACATCACCACATTCTACGACCAGTTGGGCGTCACCCGTCGCGCAGCCATCGTCGATAAGCCAAGACAGACGCTCAGCGTCACGATGGCCGGACTGTTCAGCCCCGTCGATACCTTCACGTGGAACGGCCACACCTATGCCATCCTCGCGCAGGCCATGAAGTGGCGCATGAACCAGAACACCGTCCGCATGCTCGACATCACCAACCCCGGCACTACCTTCAACAACACCGAGGGCATCATTGATAGCGGCAGCGGCTCATCCTCAGGCGGCAGCGGGTCAGGCGGCAACAACTTCACCGCCATCGGCGGCTCATCTTCCGCATCATCCGCCAATGCAGCCCATGCCGACTACGCAGAAGAAGCAGGCCATGCCACATCATCCGCCACCCTCGACAACGACTCACCAGTCTGGACCCGCGTCAAGACTTTCATCGCCAACGCAGTCTCTACCCTCACCGATACCGTCAAGGGCATGTTCCTCCGCAAAGACCAGGACGACACAACCGAACACAAGCTCACCATGGGCGAGGCGGATGTGAAGGGCGATGCAAAGGTGGGAGGAAAGATGAGCATGGTCGGCGGTGCCACCGTAGGAGACGGCACTTATGGCATTGACAAGGACGGTATCGCCACGCTTGCAGGAGAGGTGGCTGAGTACCTTAAGAGC